GAACATTCCCGTTTGGTAAATCATTCTCCACTGGTATTGCCTATGCCATCACGAAATTACAGGCAGATAGTGACACTACCGCGGTTGTGGCGGGAGACGTTACTGGTGCAATTGACTGGAAGTAGGGTTTCCAGATCATGTCTTATGATGCCAATGGTTGGACCGTTTTAACTCCAAACGGCGCGCCACAGGACGGCTATCGGACAGGACCGCCCGCCAGCGGCAGTACGATGGTGCTGTACGCCAGCAGCTCAACCGGGAAAGACCCCAGCGATCCTGGTTTTGTCGCTGCCACGCAGGGCTCCATAGCAACGCCGTATCGGACACCGACTGCTGCCTTGAGTGTAATGCGTGATCTCCAGCCGGATTGGTTGTTATTGAAAAAGGGAGATATATGGGCCCCTGCTAACTATCAAATTTTCACCAGTGGCTTGTCACCAACCGAGCCAATGGTGATCAGCTGTTATGATCCGTCGCAGTCGATGGTGGCCAATCCCTACATTACTGCGTCTACTATTTCCGGACTGACGATTACTGGATCAAGTGCGCCTTACACGGTTCAAGTCACCACGAGTTCGCCTCATCTCTTGACCAATGCCCTTGTTTATTACATCTCAATTCGTGGCGCGACACCCTTTGTTGCTGTCGATCAGACCAATTTCCGCGCGACTGGTTATGACGGAGATTGGGAGTGTACTGTCACTGGAGCATCAACATTCACTTATCAGATCAACGTCAATCCCGGGACTCCAGGGTTTTCCTCTGCGACTTGGCAATTAGCGCGGCCATTTCTTAAAGTTCAAGCTCAGTGGCAGAATTCCGTTGGTGCCGGATTTGAAACGGTCATTACAAGTGATCCCCTGCCAGGAAATAATATAATCTTCTATGGCCTGGATTTTTATGCTTATACAAAAGATCCCCTTTCGCCAGACTATGGTGGCAGCGCCCATGACGGCGATGGCATTCCTGCATTCATTACTGAGGTTTGCCCAACCTGGACAACATTTGAAGATTGCCGAGTAGCGTTTTTTCACAAGGGCATGATTATCGAGACACCCCAGAATTATCTAACAAGCGGCCTTGTCACTATTCATCGCTGTTCTATAACAGATTCTTTTCCCGGTCCGACCGGCGAACAGGGCATCGCGGGTGTTCTGACGGGGCGGATAAATCAAGTCTTTACTGAAAACACCTTCGATCATAATGGCTGGAACAATATTGTAACTCCGCTCGGTCCTGCCCCAGGGTGTGGCTCCAGTATTCTGGCGGCAGGTTTTATGCCATCCGGGGCACAAAGCGGAATATTTAGCGGTTCAATGGTTAGTATTGCCAACTTCACTGGGAATCTTTTTTCCAATACCGGAGGAAACGAGGTCATTGGCTGTAGCGCCGTGCTAAACAACAATTTGTTTTTTACTTCTCCAGCCTCCCTGGTCGTGAACAATCCGTTAGAGTCTGGATCATTTATCACCAACAATGTTTGTTTGACAAACTACGCTGGGGCTGCTGCTTATGGTCAGGGTCTAACGTCTGCCGGAACTAATTTTGACACCAACGACAATTGTGTCGCCGGGCCGAGTATGTTTTTTACCAACATTTTGGCTAATGCGAATGTTAATTCTGTTATAGGGTTTCTCGTCGGCACTGGCGCGATTGACAATGTTTTCCATAGCAATATTGTATTCAACTGGAATCAACAAGTGCCGGCCAATGTCATTGATGATACAGGCACTGGAACTATAAAGCTCAACAACTTTTTCGATTCACTCGGCGCCAACAGCGGACATTTTTCTGTAGATGGCAACGGTAATGCCACATCAATACCAAGTGGTGGCACATCCATTACGCCTTGGCCTAATCCGACTTATGCTGTTGAAAATTATGACTCGAATGTTCTTGGCGGCCCCGGAACGCAAGCGCACTTTCTGGCGCGGGTGCGGCTGCAAAATAAGAATAGCTGGAATACGGCGCTGCTCCCGGTAGCAGTTAACAACTATATTCGTAACACTGGATTTGGCCTTGCGACAACCGTACCGACCGTCACTGGCATCTCTCCCACTAGCGGCTCTATTGCTGGCGGGACCAGCGTCACGATTACCGGAACCAATCTGACTGCTGCAACGGCAGTATATTTTGGGACGACGGCAGCATCGTTTATCGTCAATTCAGGGACGCAAATTACTGCAACTTCGCCTGCTTCCATCGGCGGTCCATTTGATATCAGAGTGGTAACGCCCCAAGGCACTAGTGCCATTAGTGCTGCCGATGTATTCACATACAACGGTGCAACGCCGACTGTTACCAGCGTTGTACCTGCTACCGGCACCTACCAAGGTTTCCAGTGGGTAAAGATTCTCGGCACCGATCTTTTCGGCGCAACTGCGGTGCAAATCGGAGCGCAACAGGCATTGGCATTTCAGAGTATTTCAGACACTCAGGTCAACTTTGTAACTCCGGCAGTAGCTTTAGGCACAGGCACTGTTGACTCCACGGTGACGACTCCTAGCGGCACCAGTGGCACTGGTTCCGCCGACCACTTTACATATGTCGATCAGGTGATCCCGGACGTTACTGTCCTGTCCCCAACGGGTGGTCCTGTCGGCACAACGATAAACATCGGCGGTGTGGGTTTCACTAATGCGACATTGATCAATTTTACTGGGGCTGGTCCTGCTGTCACATGGACCGTTCTCTCCGACATTTCGGCGACAGCAGTCGCTATTGCGCCGCTCCAGTTTTCCAATGGTTACTATGTGACGGTAATAACTCCCGCTGGTTCCAGTACGGCCCATCTTGGTGTAAATAATTTTACTGTGACTTCAAGCCCTGCCGAGGTGCCACTGCGATTCGGGATGCATAGGTAACTATGAAAAAGATTCTCAGCCTTCTTACTGTTCTCGTAATGGGCCTTGTGAGTGCGGGCCCGGCGATATCATGGACACACGGCAATGCGGGCGGACCTCCACCGACCTGCGTCACACTTCCCAGTGTGTCATGCGATTCTAATGGCTGGACTGTTCTGACGCCAGTCGCGGGTTATTGCGCGGGCCAGTCAGGTTCTAGCCCGGCATGTAATCCAGCCGCTGGTGTTACGCGCATCATCTATGTATCGAATACTGCGTCTGGCAATACTGACAGTGCAGCGTGTGGGACTATCGCCGTACCATGTACTTCACCGTCCTATGGTGCTGCGATCTTGCGCGATGGATCTCCTGACTGGTTGCTGATGAAATGCGGTGATGTCTGGGTCCATGATGCTCCTGGTCTTATCAACAAGTCTGGACTCAATGCCAGCAATCCGATGATTTTTTCATCGTATGATCCCGGCGCCACGCAAACACCTCCGCTTCCCGATCCGTATTCTTGCAGTGCAAGGCCGCAATTCAATATGACTCCCAGCGATCCATTTGCCCTCGGTTCGTTCACTGGCAGTTATCTGGCTTATGTTGGTCTGAGTCTCTATGCATATACACGTGATCCGGCAAATGGCAGTTTCAGTGCAACTGACAGTCAGGCAGTGATCAGCGGCCTTGGTAATATCGCTGCGACAGCTAATTCGATCTTGGTCGAAGATTATCACGAATCATTCGTCACTGATGCCATGAGTTTTACTGGAGAAAATTATCCGCCGCTCGCAACTAATCTCTATGTTCGTCGCAATGAGATACTTAGTGCCTATGCTGAAAGCCAAAACGAGCCAGCGACCAGTGGAATTTTGATGGGTCCGGTAGCTGGAGATTTGAATTTCTATGAGAATGTCATTGACCATAATGGCTGGAATTTCGGCAGTCCAAATTCCCATACAGTCATTACTTGGGCTCCGACATATGGCTTCAAGCATAATATTTATTTTTCTGGTGGAGGTAACAACGGCAATCTGGTAACTGGCACCACGCCGACTTTTGTCGGAAATGTTCTGGGCAATGAGCCCTCGGCACCAGCGTTCCGTTATGCCATGTTCGGAACGCAGAATCTGTGCATACTCGACCCATTTTGCGCGACGAGCAATAGTACTGTTCCGGGAGTCACCAATACGTTCAACAATAACGTTGCACTGCAAAGTCAATTCTCTAGCGGCGACTCAACAATGGGATTGCAGATCGTCAGTCGTTACATCAATGAGAACCTTGCACAGAGCCCTACGAATATCTTCAACAACATTCTCTCTGGTGGAGTGGGTGATCCTAACGGCGATGGTTTTCAGTTTGGCACTGGCAGCAGCAACAATACTCTGCTGGGAAACATCATCTACAACTGGTCCTTCGGCACACCAGCGAATGCCATTTCTGATGCTTCGGCCTGCTTGGTGACGTCTCCATCCCCGACCGAGTGTCCGATCTATAGCTCCACAGGGTTCGCAAACATCACTAATGGCGGCACGAACTATGTCGATAGGTCAGTAACGATAACTTCTGCCGCCGCATCTACTGATGGGCAGAACTATATTGTTGCTACTGTTTCGCCAAATACCACGGGTATCGCGAACCTTAGCACCGTAATGTATAAGGTTGGTTCTGGTCCGCTGCTCGGCCCGTACCAGGTAGATGTCACAGATAGCACTCATATTATCATTTATCAGACTACGTTCACTGGTTCATTCACCGGAACGCTTTATTATGGCTGGTATAACGTGCCGCTATCTTGCATTTCTTGTGCGGCCGGCGGCAGTGCCACTGGCGCACAGGCCGATCTGATCTCCGCAGGCGGCGTAATCGTTGCGGCGTGGTTGCTCGGGACTGACAATCAGTGGTGTTGCGAGGTTCAGAATAGCGGCGGTACTGGCTATTCAGTTGGCGATACGCTCAATGCACCTCCAGGGACGGCTCTTTCATCTCAAGGCAATCTCGTCACCACAGGGGGATTTAGCTGGAACGGTTCAGCCAATACTGGCAGCGGAATGGTCATCACCATCCCCTCTGGAGGGTTGGCTATCAATACAATAGCGCCGACTGGCTGCAATCTGACGCTTGATAATGCCGTTGATGCTGCTGGAGCGAATACTTGCTCTTACACTGATCCAAATCGTTCGGCGGGGAGCTATTACGCGACAGGAGGCAGTGGTGCCTGGACGCCGACGGCCAATGCAACGTTTACTGGTGTTGTCTCCAGCGGCGTACTGACGGTCAGCGGTTGGAGCGGCAATCCATTGCATGTTGGCGATGCCGTCACCTGGACAACACCAACGCAGACTAAGCAGGACTACATTAAATATACATCTGGCGGCACTATCGCCAGCATCGGAAACTTGACAGCCGTTGCCTGCTCGACATTCCCATCCGGCTGTAGTTCCAATGTATTCAGCGGCGTTGCACTGGTCTGTGACCCATGTACTAGCGGCGGCAATGGGGCTACTGCGAATATCACGGTCGATAACAGCAAAGTAAGTGGCATCCAGCTTACCAATGGGGGTGCCAGCTACACGACCAGCGACATACTTACAGTTGCCTCGACGGATATCGGCGGTGCCGGCGGGGGTAACTCCAATTTCACAATCCCCGTGTCGGGAGTGGGAGGGGGCAATACTATCTCCACGTTCGGAACTCCCACGGTTGCTACGTGTTCAGCCTCCCCGGCTGGATGCACCACCAACAACACTCATACCTACAATGGCGTGCCATTGTGCGGCGGCATAGTGTGCCTCTCTAATAATGCTACGGCGAATGTGACGGTTACTGCTGGCACAGTGTCTGCCGTTACTCTTGTCAGCGGGGGCAGCAATTATGTACTCAACGATCTATTATCTACTCCTACATATGACCGAAATGTTGGAGTAACTATCGGTGGTTTGCTTAATGCCCCTGTTAATGGTGGACTAACCACCGGCCTGACGAATTTTACCGTACAGGCACTGACCTTCACTGCTGGCGGTAGCGGATGCGGCGGCACTTGTACTGGCTCGGGCGGCAATGGTACCTACGGCCTAACTGGTATTAACCAAACTATATGCAGCCCCGCTACTTGCGCGATGTCTAGCTATTCAGGGCAACAGTTGATTAATCTCCAGCGCAATCAAAGCAAGGCAACGTGGGGATCAAATAACCCGTTGTCGGCCTGCAATGTCAACAACTACATCCGGCAGGGGTTTGGCGTTGCCGCAATGACTTGTCCCGCTGGCGGCTGATGGCCCAAACCCTAGTATGCCATTGCCTTAACCCCACCCCACGGGTAGATTGACCGTCATGGGCACCGGCAGCACCACATATCCAAGTCCGAACGCACTAACCACAGTTACCGTGAGTAATACCAGCGTGGCAGTGGCGACGATCAATTTGCAGCGGGCTGGGTTGTATGTGTTCAACCCCTCGGCCACCATCACGCTATGGGTATCACCTTTAGGCACGGCCGCAGCGACCAATGGAGCTGGTTCCATTGCCATTCAGCCACTACAGGGGGTGATGTTTGGGCCCCCCAACACGCCCGCTTGGACCAACGGCATGAACGCCGTAGCTTCCAGTGGGGGCAGCAACGTCATCGTAATTCTCGAATACTACCAATAGAAGTTTGTAATGCGCCGGAACCTAATCCACTGCCTACTATTCGGGTTTCTTGCAATTCTATGGCCCGCCGTTGCACAAGCGCAATCCGCAGTGTCGGTGATCGGACCAGTTACCGCGGGACACTGCACCTCGTTCTTTTCCCAGACCCAACTCCAGGATGCCGGCATCACCTGTAGCGGCGGTGGCGGCGGATCAGTGCCGGGAGTTTATCCGGCGGTGATTTGCGATGGGGTGACCAACAACTATGCCATAATCGCCGCCGCAGTTGTGACTGCCAATGCCAACGGTGCCGACATCGTTTTTCCTCCCGGTCCTTGCGTAATCGACATGACCGGACAACCAACGATGTCGCTCAATGGTGGACTGATTGGTGCTGGTGAGAGCACATTCCAGCCGCCGAATACGCCGAATTATCTCGGCACTGTATTTCTGATCAAGGGCACAACAGCCTCACCGTTTACTGTCATCGGCCCGTCGCACATTCGCAATATAGCGTTTGAGTGGCCGACTCAGACTAATCCGGCATCTCTGACGGCATTTCCACCGGCTATCGTTATTTTAAATACCGCCCAGGTGGTTATTGATAATATAACGATGATTAACGCCTACACCGGTATTCAGATTACCGGCTCATCGGGGTTTGTCTGGATCGAGAACAGCCGTTTCTCAGCTTTCAGCGCGGCAATCCTGGTCGGCACCACCGCGGCAGAGAATTATTTCATCAATAACGACTTTACTTATGGTTGGGGTTTTGATTTTTACAACAATCTGGGTCAATTGGCGGCATTCCAGGCTGCCATGCAGGCTACGGCCATAGGCATCTCATTCAATGGAGTTCACGCCGACGCTCAGACCATTACCGGCAATACTTTTGTCGGACTAGGTGTGGGTATTTCAGTTTCTCACACCGGGGTCGATTCGTTTCTGTGGGGAACTATCAACAGTAATATTTTTGATGGCGCTTTGATTGCTATTTCATTTTCCGGCACCAGCAGACCTAACCAGATTGCTATTACCGGCAATGATTTCGAGAACTTTGCCGGAGGTGGTGCTCCGGAGATCGCCTTTACGATGTCGAACACCACCGCCAACTATTCAGCGACGATCACCGGCAATCATTTTACCTGCAATGTTCTGGGCGGTCATATTGAGATTGTGTCTCCGTCTGGTCAGTCAGGAGACGTTACTATTGCCGGTAACGACCTGAATTGTCAGGGCGACACCGCATCATCTGGTGGCCCATATTACTCGATGTTCTTCAACGCGCCTGGACTGAATGCCACAGTCAGCGGCAATGTCATTGACGGTTTTGGTAATTCTTTTGCGCGCGGTATAGATGCGGTTGCGGTTGGAACATTGGCGGTCAACGGCAATTCGTTTCTCGCCATGAACGCTGCAATCAGTCTCACTTCGGTCAATGCGGCAACAATCATAGGAAACACAGCAGCCTCGGTGACCTCGCCGGTTTCTGGCACAGCCAGCACGTTCGTTGAAACCCATAACACTTGGGACACGGCTTACACTGTAGCCCAGGTTCTGGAAGCCAGCCCAGTATCATTGACGAACAATACTCCGCTGACCATAACTTCGATTTTCCTCGGCCCTGGTGACTATGATGTGTGTGGTAGTCTGGGTATGACCTTTGGTGCCGGCGCTGCGGTGACTCAATTTCGCGGTAGTATTAGTCCCACCACAAATGCCATGAATGTCTCAGCACTAGCGACCCTGGTCACACTTAGTCAAACCGGACCTCCCACAGTGGCTTTCCCGGTACCATGTGTCCAAGCCCTGCTGACCAGTTCGGCAACCTATTATCTTATCGCGCAGTCAGCTTTTTCTGGCGGCACGGCGGCAGGTTTTGGCACTATCTGGGCACGGCGGCACTAAATGATTCCTCCAATGAAAACCTCACCAGACGGTCGCAAATTCATCGAAATGGAAGAGGAAAGCGGGGTTGCCAAAACCCACGCCTACAATGACGGTACTGGCACATGGACAATCGGATTTGGCCATACATCTGCTGCCGGATTGCCGCGTGTTTATCCCGGCATGGTTATAACCCCAGAACAGGCAGACGCCATACTTGGTAGCGATCTGGCTGCCGTCGAGGCTGACATCAACCATCACGTCACTGTGCCGCTGCAACCCAACCAGTTCGACATGCTGGGTAGTTTCGATTTCAACACCGGGGCGCTTGACCGTTCCGGATTGCTGCACCTTGTGAATGCCGGCGTTACCGATCCGGTGAAGATCACCAACGCGTTCTGCGCTTGGCGATATGCAAAAGTTCATGGTGTAGAAACACCGATCCTGCTGAGACGCAGGCAGCGCGAGGCAGCGATCTATCTGCATGGGTATCAGCAGTCAGAGCAAATAGCATAAGGAGATTGATATGCCCCATGTCGATCCGACAACGCGGTTCTGGATTGGCGTTATTGTCACCGTGGCAATCGGTGTGTCGAGCGGTTCGCTGGTTCTGACCAATGCCGTATCGCCGGCATGGATACCCTCTGTGACCGCATGGTGCGGCATCATCTCGTTTGTTGGTTCGGCATTGTTGACAGCTCTTAACGGCATGGGAGCAACCACCCAAAGCCGGTTGGCAAGTGCGGCGGCAGATCCCTCCGTGAAGGCCATTGTGGCCAGTGCCCCGGAAGCCACAGCAGCTCCCAGCAATAAGGTGGTTTCAAGCATCCAGGCCGCCCAGGCGGTAACAACCACACCAACCCAACTCGCTGTTGGGCCGGGGACAGCCTAATTTGGTCAGCAAGTGTTGCCCCAAAGACACAACTAAAAGCGTATGGGTTTTTCTGTAAACTCACAGGAGGACACCAATGCGGAAGATTTTCTTGCTCACTACGGCCCTCGCTGCCCTAGCCGTGCCCGCCCATGCGGCTGATATGGCTCTCAAGGCCATACCCCCCGTTCCATTCACAGCCGCAGCCAGCGGCTTCTACTGGGGTGTGGGAACCTATGCGGGGGTGGCACAGTCGAATGTCAGCGGCACTAACTTGTTCGCTACCAGCCTTGCTACCAGCAACCTGACAGCTGATGGTGGTGGCGTCGATGTTGTATTGGGCTATCAGCACGGCTCTACCGCACTGGTTGGGTTCGGCAATTGGTGGAGAGTTCAAGCTGCCGGTGAGTACCAGAACATCCAGGGCGGCATTTCAGTGGCCGGCAACAGTGCATCGGTTGCCAGTCGCTGGGGCGCTACCCAGGAATTCGACGTTGGAGCGGATGTCATTACCTATGTGATGTCGGCACTGGGCCAGAACTCCATCGTCAACTTCCCAACCTTTACGCCACAATTACCGGCAAACATCCAAGTCGGACTGCCCAAGCAATATTTTGGTGTGGAACTGCGCGAGTTCGGCATGGACGGCAATTTCGGCCAAGCACACGGCGTCACGGTTGGAATCGCACCCGGCATCAAGACCGGCTTCTTGTATCCGACGCTGGACGCCACAACCGGCAAGACCAACGGTGGCGGTGTAGACCTCTGGGCTGACGTAAGCTGGGCCACCAAGGGCGCCACGCTGAATAACGTGTTTGCGGCCGGTGGAGAACCGCTGACCACGGGGGCCGGCGCCATGATGGGCACCACCTACCGCGTCGGCATCACGGTTTTGCGTGGGCTGTAGGTTTGTAGTACTGTTCTAGCGTTCATGACGACATCCCAACTATGGGCTCGCAAATGGGCCCATATTTTCGTATCGGTATGTCGGAGTGAATATGTTGGGAACACCACGGTCGGTATCATGATTGGTAATGTGCAAGATAGCTTTGTTCATTGCCGCAGCATGGCTGGAGACATGGCTTGAACCCATGAATGCCCGCGCGCCTTCCGCTCAACGTAGTGGCAGAAGCCAGCTCACTTCTTCCACCCAGATATCATTGACCGTTGTGCAGTTCGCCGTGGTGATCGGCATAGTCAGCCTGGCGGTCGGCGGTTACTGGTGGTTGGAATCGAGCGTCAGCACGGCGGCAATCAAGGTCGACACGTTCAGTTCCAAGCTGGATCAGGCTATCAGGACCAACAGCGATCAGTTCAAGGACCAGGACAACAAGCGCGAACAGCTCGGCAAGGATTTTATTGCCAGCAACGACCGGATCGCGGCCAAGGTGCAGGAATTGAACACCGCCGTGACCGTCCAGCAGCACGACACCAAAACAATTGCCGATACGCTGGCCAAGATCAGCGAGCAGCTAAACACTGTACAGATTGCCCCGGCCGCCAGGCGGCAATGATGGACATCAACAACCTTATACTGTTGCTGGTGGCACTGATGAACGCGTTTACCGCATTCATGGCCTACCGGACGCACCAGAATGTTCTCGTAGTGGAACTGGCAACCAACTCAATGAAAGACGCCCTGGTTGCCGCCACCGGCAGCGCCGCTCATGCCGCGGGCGTTACCGAGGGGCGCGCGCAAGCTAAGGCGGATCGGGCGATGTTCAATGCGGGTGTGAAATCGGAGCGTGATACCGAGAAGTGACCGATGCCCTCGATCACGCTACCCGCCAATGGCAAATGCCCCAAATGCGGAGCAGCCATCGCACTATCACGCATTGAGCCCCACCCGACCAAGGATGAGGCCCTGCATTACTACGACTGCGCCAAGTGCGGTCAGGTGCTGGTAAAGGTGTACGATACCAAACCTTAGGCCTTTGTGGCCGCCGCCACTGCCGGCGTGACCGGAGTATTGGCGGTTACTGCCGCGGCTAATCCAGTATCATTGGCGTTCAGTTGCTGCACGAGTGCATCGAGCGCGGCCTGGGTGGCCGGGTCGTTCGAGGGCGGGATAGCCGCGATCTGGGCGGCAAGGTTGCTGATCAGTGTTTCGACGCTGGTGGTTACGCTGGTGTTTGCGGCAACTTCCGCGGTCAGCTTGGTAAGGTCGATGGCCATTGTGTTCTCCTGGGAGGTTATCTTGTGAAGCAACGCGAGGATCAAATCCAGTTTGGGGATCAGCCCGCGTATGTCGTCCTTGGTGGCGACGTTATCAGGTGGAAAGAGGTTCATGCCTTATACAAGTGGCGACGCAGCCGATTGGTTCAAGTAAGGCCCCACGCCGGCGGTTCACAGACTCTTGGGGAGGTTATGATACCGGCGTGGGGTTGCAGCGGCGGATGATGCGATGCCGCTACCCGAATGCAGAAAGTGTCGAGCTCTGCTTTCTGCGCTTGGCAAATCCCAGTATACCTAGGCCGCTGGCAAATAGCCAAATGGCCCCCGGCAGCGGAGTACTGGAAAACTGGTTGGCGTTGGGAACTATGGTGTACTCGAAGGCTGCCGAGCTTGTATCTGTCAGGATGACGGAGCCTATGAGACCTCCCGTGTCGGTGAATGTCAGCAGGTCAAAAAGTGTTTGCGTGCAGGTGGTGCCGTAGCACGCCAGATTTGCCCCAGTATAGTTTGTTATCGTTGCACCACCGATAACATCAATCAGTGATCCACTACCATTTAGGCCGCTATAGAACTGAACTTCGTTATAGAGATCTGGCGAGCCCCACACCATCGAAAAGGTGGTGTCGTTGATATTGTAGATCGCGGTGGCTGGGGAGCTGCTGCCGCCAAGGTTCAGGACACTATACACGGCACTGGTCGCTGCAGCACTGCCATCCGGGCCTAGGCCAGTATTGAAGGCATAGGGCGACAGTGTTACGCCGGTAATGCTCCCTGTCGTATTCTGAAAGAGCCCGGTAGTTGAGGCGGGAGTAGGGGCGCCCTCAAGTGGAGCGTTGCCAACAAAGTCCTGTGACGTGATCGAGATGCTGTCGGCATTCGCGGTGCCGGCAAGAGCCGTCAGAGCAAGTGTTCCTATTGCGATTTTACCAAGCATTTAGCCCTCCTAGTTATGATGCCGTCATGGCATCGGGTGGTTCAATGTTGTCGGTTGACCCTTGACGGATAGCCGCCACCGCGACTTTTGCACATCGCTCTCGTTCTTCGACTATGGCAAATTCGATTAACTCAGCGATGATCTTAATGTACGGCTCAAGCGACGGCACCCCTAGGCTTCGAAAGCCGGTTTCGACAAATTCGCGAGCTATATTTTCGGAACGACTCATTTAATTCTGCCGCTGCTTCTGCTGTGGCTGTGGCTGCCTCTCTTGGGGCCGCGTCAGGTAATCGACCGTGGCCAATAGCCAATGGGCATCATCACCACTAAATTTCAGCGATCTGCGCATCCTGAAATTGGCATTGACAATCGTGGTGGCTACTTCGCCCATGACCGCAGCGATGTCCCTATCTTCGGCCGCCTTGGCCGCGGCGGCGACGCTGACTTGTGCGACCTGTGACGACTCGGTTTCGAGCGTCACGACAACATCGCGAGCGCGGCCGTTTGGAATGCCTCCATCATTATCAGTCACGAGTGTTCTCCACTAAGCATCCTGGCGAAACGGCGGTTTAGTTGCCCATCACTCAGGTCTTTGACGGCCGCCATGATTGTCCTTGCATCCTCACGCCGAGCACCGTCCATAAGCCATTGGCGCACGTTGTGGTGCTCTATATGGGAGAGCAAGTTCTTGTAGCCCGGCTCGGGATAGATCTTTGCCATTAGAAAGGAATATCCCTTTTATCGTTACGATCCAGCGCCGGCATGGGGTCGGGGTCAACAAAGCCTTGCTGTGATGGAAAAGGTGCTGCTTGCTGTGGTGCGGGCGATTCCTGTCGCGGCGCCTCGTAAGTCGGTGGCTTGACTCGGATAGCCGGCACTATCTTGCCGCCAAACTCAACAAACGGATCAACGAACAGTGTGATCGTTTTGCCAATCCACTGGGTGTAGTCCTTACCGTGCAGAACACCAATGCGGTTGCCGTTAACTTTGTTAACCACAAGAGTCTTGTTGGTCCGCTCGAAACCCAGAACCAGTTTTTTCTTAATCTTGCCGTCCCGGTCGGTGAAGTCCCGCGGCGTGACTGATTTGATAATGACAACCGGTTCGCGGCCCTTGATATCGTCGGTTTTAAGACTGTCGCCAGAATAGATATCGTCAATGCTAGGCATGTTCGGGTTTCCTTTCGGGTTTGGGCAGTATCAGTGTGCAGTGCATGTCCTCCATTGCGTCGGCCAATTCACGCAGTTCCTTGATATCGTTTGCGAGTTGCAGCATCGGCAGTGCGTCGGACGACCAGCCGCATTCGTTTAGTTTACCCATGTCGTACAGCCAGTGCTTGATATCGACAGTGTAATTATTGGTGCGGCTGCGGATGGCATTGCACAACAGGCGCACGCGGTCGGCTTTTTCTATCGCTGACATGTCACTCATTTGGACGGCCACCATATGTTGGCCTCGGGACTGTGGGCATCCCATTGCCGGATTGCCGCGTCCTCATCATCGGCGGTGGGGTGGAGTTTCAATTGTATACGCCGCTCCCATACCCGCTCGCGGGCCTCGGCCACGCGCATGTCGTAGGTCTTGCCGCCGCTCCATGCCCAATCGGATGCGGCAAGACTACGCGCGGCTTGCAGGTCCATGCCGATGCCGATGTAGCGGGCGACCTCTATGGCCATGTATTCGTCGTATGTCATGGCGGCATTTATGCACAAGGCATCGCCCTCGTCAATATGCACCTTGCATTTATTTTCTGCCTGTGCATTATTACCGGACATGATTACCGGCAAGGACATCAAGCGACATCGGGATCGGTTGGGCGAGAGCCAGACCGAGTTTGCCCGCCGCTTGTCCGTCAATCAAGCCACTATATCGCGCTGGGAAAAGGGCGATCCCATTGAGGGCATTGCCCTGCTCGCGGTCGAATATGTGCTGGCCGAGTTGAGTCGGCAGGCAGTACGAGGGATCACATGACCGAACGCGCCCGGCTTCTGATCAAACTAGTGGAGGCTATCGGCAATACTCCGCTGCAAAGGGAGATGCCGCCCGAGATAATTAGTTGTTTGAAAAATGTTTTGAGGTGGGCCACTGACAATCTTAATAAGGAACTAGGCACATGATCCCCACCCTGGAACGCAAGCGCAACCAGCAGCTAGAAGCACAAATGCAGGACGCCGTTGTCCAGCACCTCGAGCTGCGCGCCGTTCCCGGTCTGGTCTTTTTCCATGTGCCAAACGGCTCCAAACTCGGCGGCGCCCGCACCAGGTCGGGCATTCCACTGGCCGCCATCCGCATGAAACGGCACGGGCTGCGCAAGGGTGTGAGCGACTTGGTGTTCCTGCGGCCGGATGGGGTGTTTTTTGCCCTGGAACTCAAGGCCAAGGGCAAGCGCCCCACGGAAGAACAGCACCAGTTCATGGGCGATGTTATCGAGGCCCACGGCTATGCGGCATGGACCGACAGCTTGGACCGGGCGTTGGAGATATTGGAGGCGTGGCAGCTCATTCGCCCCAATATCCACTCCATGTCGCTTGCGGAGCAGGAAAAATGGGCGTCCCCCGGAGATTGAAAATGTGGAAGGCAATTGAGTCTGCGCCTAAAAACGGAGACTTGTTTTTAGGAAAAGATAAGTCGGGTGCCGTCAACATCTACTATTGGCAAAAACTCAACCAACACGGCTATTCCGGCTTCGCCCACGGTGAGTGGTTCCAATATTGGTTCCACGATGGGCTTGTCGCTTGGGCACCCCTGCCGCGCTGATGACAGATTAGCATGATCGGACACCCTCTCCCCGCCGACTGGCAGCCGACTGCTGACGACCTGCAATATGGCCGGCTGCTGGGATTGTCCCCAAGCCAGATCGAGGATGCAGCCGAGTCGCTACGGCTGTGGGCCGGCGCCAACGAACACAGGGCGGTGGCACGAAAATCGAATTGGAGTATGGCGTTCAAATCGTGGCTGCGACGGAAAGCAGCAGAACAGATAGGAAAGTTATCCCATGCCCCAAGAAATAGCCTCGGTGACGCCTTCGATGCGATCCGAGATCATTACCAGGGCAAAGCAGGCGGCGGCGGCACTGGCGAGCCCACGCCCGACAGAGCAACAAGCGGCGATGGAGGGCAAGCGTCTTTTGGGTTCCTATCCCCACGCCAAGCCGGCTGATCCGCAGGGCTATGCGCTGGCCATATCGGTGGTTTTGCAAGCCTACCCCCTAGATGTAGTACGTCAGTGCTGTGATCCCCGTACCGGACTGGCCCGCACGCGCGAATTCACTCCCACGGTGGCCAGCATTGTCGAGTGGTGCGACCGTCGGGTGAGACAGCACGAGGGCGCGGTGATCCACGGGAAATTAGAGCAGGCAAAGATTTCCGAGGAAAGATTCACCCCCGAGCACCGGCTGTCCATGCTGGAGCGGCTCAAGGGGCTGTGGACATCACTCAAGGCTGCCTGAACGGCTTGGCGTGCTCGCTGGCGCGCGCTAGAGCCTCGCCCATTGCTTCGGCCCGGTCGGCTAAAATGCACGCTTCTATGATCACCCAAATGGAAATAAGGACTATCGTGCCAAGGAATAGTGCAAAGATGGTCAGCCAGGACATGGGCACCCCCTAGAACGGTTCAACATCGATTGCGGTGGCATCCTTGACGATAAAATCGTAAATCTCGTCAGCCACCACAGCTACACTAACATTTTCTGACATTCGACCCGAAACAACCACTGCAACCGCCTGTTCTACCGCCCATTTTCGTAATTGAAGCGAGTTAGCGTACTTGTTCATGCGTTCAGCAACCTTTAGATTTACCTGCTGCAACTGCGCCGAATTCAGCTGCTCGTTCATTGGGTTGTATCCTTTTTCTCATCCTGTTGCCAAGCCATGCACCAAAGATCGGTGGAGGTCGGTGGCCAGCCGCCGCTATAGCCCTGAGCGGATGGGAGTATGATTGGCGGCCCGAGCCGGCACGATCCGGCTTTAGGGTGCATTGCCGAAGGGTTAGGCGCGAATGCTGCACAGGTTCCACAAGTTTTCAAACTAGTCACTTTAGTGACTCAATAGAGAACCGCAGCCCACATATCAGTCCTTCTTTGATTTGGAGAGGCTCGGGGTGCCGGCTCATCGGACTCCATTCACGCCCCAGCTCAAATGAAATACGCTCGACCGTTACCTTATCGGTTTGTATAACTATCTTGAAGTCCCGCGGCTCTATGCCGTGTTCCATAAGCCAAGCGTGCAGATGCTGAAATGTTTTGATCATGGTCTTTTGTCCGTCTCGCTCAGGATCATGCTTTGAATGAGCAGCGAAGTCGGGTTCATTTGTAACGCGCGCGTGATGCGAATCAGGGTGGACAGCGGGGGATCGGACAGACCGTGCTCATAGGCTGACAACTGCTGCGCGGTGATCTTGGACTTACTGGCCACATCCTGTTGGCTGAGTTCCAAATCCTCTCGTTTTGATGCCAGCCGGCGGCCGATTTCGGCCAGGAATCGGTAGTCGTGATGCTTGGGCATGTGACCGTACACTAGAGGGGCGGTTCCGGTAATGGCATCCAGTGGGTCAGGGTGCATGGTTCTGGGCTGTATTCGGTAGTCTCAGTGGGCTCGCACCGCCACTCACCGGGCCATCCATAGCTAACCGTTCCGATGCCCGGTTTGCTTTCAAGACCGATAACGCCATAGGCCAGAATACGAGTGCCATCGAGCGGAGCGGTAGTGATTGGTTGCCAGTTAGTCATGGGGATAAATCTAAACTCCTACTTGAGAGATTGTCAATGGAGCGGCAAATATGATACGCACCAACTGATTCGCTAGGGAATATATTCCCATGAGGATAACATTCGACCTGCCCGACCCTGCGGCGCAACTGCTGCTAAGGTTAGCAGCTCACATACGGCACCACGCCGGCACCGAGCCGAGCTGCGACGCCATCTGCCAGTCAATGGTGGTGGACCTGCTAGTGGATGATGCCGTTCTGCACGGCACCATCCCCGCGAGCGAGTTCAGTCTGAACTAAGTCAGGAATCGTTCGTGGGCCTTGGCCTCGCTCTCGTTCCTAGGCGCGGCAGGCAATTGCAACACCTTGGCCTCCTGCCCGCACACGAGGGCCGTTAGTAGGACTTGACTACCGTCTACAAACTCCAATGCGTCGTGATGGGTCCGCTGTTCTGCCGTGTTGATCTGGCGGAACCGGGCGAGCTTGTAGGGCACGGTCTTGCTGCCCTGACTAAACATACCCCAGCTCGATTGCTCGATGTTGCTGTCGAATGCGAGCTCAGTGCCGGGCAATAGGCACACGGCGGTCTTGGGATCGCCGGCAGCTGCGAAGCCGCGCGTACCAGTACCAAAGTCGGTTGTGACAAGGGTTTCGCCCACGACCGCAGGGCGGGTTTTGACTGAGTGAAGGCTGTAATCGCACATAACCGGAACCTTTCTGGCCCTGGCCACGGCCTAGGGCCGCTTGTGACTATCGAGGATGGTACTCTCATTCGAATAAAAAGAAACGGGGGTAACGTGTGGCGACGTTACCCCCTATCGCCGTGGCCGGCTCCATGCCCGGCGAAGGAGAGCGGAGCGCGCTGCTACGGCGAGTTACGGTGCTCGGTTATCATTAGCCACAGCACGATCACGACCGACAGCCACGCGATGACGTCCCAATAGATTGGATCGGGGGGCATGGTCATTGGCGTAAATGTTTCACAATCAAATCGCGCATTAAGCGGCCATCCATGCAGCGCGTTGTGTGGTTCATCTCACCCTCCATGTCCGAGTATTGCAGCCCACAGCAGCACGGTGCCCACGAATAGCGACAGTGCGGTGAGTTCGGCGAGGTCGCGTAGTGCATCCAATCGGGTTTTCAGCATGTCACTCACCGGTACCGGCCTGGGCCATCCAAACCGTGACTGCATTATGCATGGCGCATCGGATTGGTCAAGTGCTGATTGAGGGGGAGACAAAGATTTATGGATAAAACGGGAACGGATTATGTGGCATTGTGGGATACTGCCCACTAATAGGAGGATGTTTTGACCGTCACATCCAATGCCTGCCAATTATCAGTCTTGGTCGATTTTGGTTTAGGTGAGCGACCAAGCCAATCCGGTGTGGGCATTCGGCCACAGTGTCGGCAGGCAACAGCTCCGTTAATCTGCGCACCGCATTTAGGGCAGTTGTGAAAGGCCATGCCGGTTACCTATCTCTCCAATACCATGAACCGCTGGCAAGCGCCGAGCGTGCTTACGTCTTGCCTTTGGCTTGCGGATGAGAGGGTGTGCATAGGTAAGATGCCACACGCTTCGCGATGTGGCGATGATAAGTGATTGAATGATGGAAAATATATCATGTCAAGTGGTTCCTTGTAACCGATTGATATTGCTAAGGCGGTGAAGAAGTGAATATAGATTCAAGGAGTGAATATGAGTTCACTCGGTCATGTGGAGTGTGGAGTCGTCATGTCTCCCGACAAAGTTGTGCAAGAGCTGCGGTTGCTGCGATATGATCGGCGCCCGAGCATTCGTAGTGTGGCTATTGAGGCTGGTATCAGCCGACGAACGATCTATAATGTTCTAGCGACAGGGCACCTCTCACAGCCTATGGCAGAGGCTCTAGGGAGGGTTTTACAGGGTGCGAAAAAGCCTGCGTATCAGAACCCCCGTTCAGCGGCCTCTAGAACGCGATTATGACCCATTCTACGGGCATTTCTGGCATCAGTCGCTGACTCGTCTGGATTGTTACTGACGAATCACTGACGAGCTACAGTCCGACAATCGGATACCCTATTACACATCAATGACATAGGCGTACTAGGTAAACGGATTGACAAACCGTTCCTGCCAGGGCCGCGCGCAGCGGCTGGCGCGCCCCGAATGGGGCCGAGCGCGAGAAATCGGGTGCTCCACACCTTGTCCACCCCAGGAAAAATTTGGGGTTATGGTCTTGCCAGCCCTGACATTTGGAACTTTGTTGTAATGGTGGCGGTTGGTGGTATGGTGACTGCCCTTACAGGAGCTTTCCCAATGACCCCATCCACAGGCGACGTGCCCGATGACGGCGATGTGATTGAATTTAGTGAGGTGCCAGCTGGCAGCTTGTTGAAGGCAGGAGTGCGCTATCGGGTTGAGCACAAGGCTGGGGACCGGGAGTATCTACTGGTTGATGTTGCGAGTGGGCATGCTGGGCGGGTGATGGCGCACATGTTGAAGGAGGCGACGTGGCGGGCGTCGACCGAAGGGAGACCCGCGTCAGCGGACCCTTCTTCCGATGCCAAGCCTCTTTCTTCTGAGCCGCCACCTCCGAAGGGCGAGGGTCTTTTGAACCTTGAGCCGTTGCCGGCAACACCACCGGTCAGCCAATGATAGCCCTTGCCATACAAGTTCTGTGGCTGCTGATCGGGATTATTTGTCTGGCCGGTGTGATTTGGCTGGTGCTGTATGGCATCAAGACATTTGTGACGCCGATCCCGGCTCGGTTGGAGCAGGGCATTTGGTTTATTGTGCTGTTGCTGATTATCATTGCCGCGCTGGGGATCTTGGCGGGTGGTGGGTTTCACGGTCCCAATCTTCTCCGGTGATTAGAAATTTCAATGAACTCCCCATCACTGTTCCGGTCATTGGGTTTTTAATCCTGACTGTGGTTTGCATTGCGATTGGGCTGACTGAATTGACGGCGTGGATTTGGGGCGCATCTTGCGCGTGCGGAGCACAACTCTTTACGAGCTGTTGCTACTGACGTAACGTTGCCTCGTTTTATGGAGGCGCATCTTGAGTATGGCTGATCTTTCCAGAAGATGGGTTTTGGGCGGTTTGGCTGCGGGGATTATTACAGCGCCGGCAATTGTGCGTGCGGCTTCACTGATGCGGATCAAGGCATTGGAGGAAGAGATTGGCTTTGATGCCTTGCTAAACCGGGGGCCTTACTTGCGCGACGGGGTTTGGGGCTAAATGCCCGACACCGCCCACATCCCGCTCAAGGCCGAAGCCCCTCCGGACGAGATCGAGAAGTTTGAGCTTAAGTCGTCGAGGGTCGCGCCGTTCCCGCGGGCCAAGTTCATTGCGTTTCTCAAACAGTTGAAGGTGCAGTCCAAGGATTACGGACTGGTGCCGTTCCGGCTGCTGGGCAGTCAGAAGTATTTGCTGGACGAGATCTGTGCGGCGCTGGATAAAGGGATAACGGTGATTTATGTCCTCAAGAATAGACAGGCCGGCATCAGTACATTCCTGCTTGCCCTCGACCTTTTCTGGGCGTTCGAGCACAAGGGTCTATTGGGGGTATTTATCACCCACGAGGAAGCTAGTCGTGATGATTTTCGCTCCGCAATCGAAGTCTTTTTCGCAGAGACGCCGAAAACGCACAAGGTCAACTACGTCCGGCACAACAGAAACCTTCTCATTCTTAAGAATGCGTCCAAATTCCGTTACCTCATAGCGGGGACGACGAGTGGCAGGAAGGGCGGTCTGGGCCGCTCCGGTTCGGCCAACTACGTCCATGCGACGGAAGTGGCCTTTTATGGTAACGCGGACGATCTTGCGGAGTTTCGTGCCCAGACCTCGTCGCTCTACCCGCACCGGTTGGAGATCAACGAAAGCACGGCCAATGGCTTCAATCATTTCGAGGAAAGTTGGGACAATGCCAAGAAAGACCCGACCAAGGCCGCGATATTTATCGGCTGGTGGCGCGATGAGAGGAATGCGTTTCCTCTCGATCATCCATTCTTCCCCAAGTATATGCCGGATGGCATTTCATCGTCGCTTACGCCTCTTGAGCGCAAGCGTGTCCGGGAGGTTCGTGAGCAATATGCTTTTGAAATATCACTCCAACAAGTTGCCTGGTACCGTTGGCACCTTGAAAGCGAGAAGGTTGGCGACCAGTCGTTGATGGATCAGGAGTATCCATGGACCGATCAGGACGCCTTCCAAGCTACGGGTAGTCAGTTCTTTACTGCCGAGGCGCTGACCAATTGCATACGCGAGGCCAAGAAGCATCCCTTTCATACCTACCGCTACAAACTCACTCACAAGTTCGAGGAAACCAAGCTGCAGCAGACCAGGGACCCGCGGTCGCCGTTGCGGGTGTGGGAGGAAGCATCGAGGTTTGGTTACTACGCGCTGGGTTGCGATCCGGCGTTCGGATCGTCCGACGAGGCCGACAGGTCGGTGGTGTCGGTATGGCGCTGTTACGCCGATTGCATGGTGCAGGTTGCCGAGTTCTGCTCGCCCGAGCCGTCCACCTACCAGACCGCGTGGGTACTGTGCCATCTGGCCGGCTATTTCGGGCTGACCTGGATCATGCCGATCATCGAGTTGACCGGTGGCGCCGGCAAGGCGGTGATGGACGAGGTCGAGAAGGTGAGACGCTTGTCTGCCGAAATGCGCCCCCAGGACGACGAGCACGGTATCCGAAATATCCTTGGTAATATGAGATCGTTCTTCTATAGGCGCATCGATACGCTTGGTGGGTCGCTGCTCAAGGAATGGCAGTCCACCGAGGATCTCAAGCGTATGGCCATGAACCAGCTTAAGAACGGGATCGAGTTGGGGCGTGTAGTGCCGCGCTCGATCCCCCTGATCGATGAAATGAGAAGAATCGTCAACGATGAGGGTCACATAGGGGGTGAGGGACGGGCCAAGGATGATCGCGTGATCGGCGCGGCGCTGGCCTATCAGGCCTGGAATGTGTGGACCCAGCCGCGGGTGCGGGCACTCGGGCTGACCTATGCCCGCTCTCTGGAGATCGACGAACGGGGTGGAACCGAGCCGGTGGATAGGCTAATAGTCAATTATCTCAAGCGTTCGAACATCAAGGTGCCTGCCTAGGATGCCGCTCAAGAAAGGCTCATCGAATGAGAGACGATGAAATCATGGATGATCTTATTCGCAAGCGAATTGCTGATGCAGAGCGTGCGGCCAAAGCATGGGGTGAACAGCTTCAACATGCTGTTCTGAATGCTGTTAATCCCGAACCGATAAGTTTCTTCAAGGTGCCGGAATGAGCGGTGTGATTCGGTCATGGCAGTGTCTGAACTCCCGCTGTGGGAATGAATTCTCATCCTGGGACAGAAATCCTAGTTGCCCGTCCTGCCAGTGCATTCGTACCCAGTGGATACCGGGAGGTGGTCATGTTGCCGGCACGGCTAAAGCGGCCGATGCCGAGCTGCGCAATCTCGTTGACGTTTTCAAGATGACCGATGTGAACTCCGCTACGCGCGGCGAGCGCGCCATGCCCAAACTGCCGGCCGCTCCGCCCAATCCGGGGCGTAACGCGCCGAATATGCAGTTTGGGCCGGGCTTCACGTCGCCGATTGTGACGGATCGGAACGGTCGCCCAATGGCAACATGTCTGCCGTCCACTACCAATGTGAACTTCAAGGCCAAGGTGGCGACCAATTCGGCCTTACCGCACTCCAGATCAGTGCCGGGGGTGCATTCCAATACGGTGATTGAGTCCAGCCATAGGCCGCCAAGATGATGTGTTTTTAAACGATGACCATTCAGCCAAATAACGAAAGAAAATTTAGGCTTGAGTGCTTGCAGTTAGCTGTGAGTACAATGCACCCGGATGAGCAGGCTGACCTTGGTGATGTAGTGAAGCGAGCTGAAACGCTGTACCGCTATGTTGTGGAAGGAGCATCTGAGGTGGCATCGGTAGTTAGAATTGCCAAATGATTATTCCCGAAACTGAATCGCTCAAGGTTGAATATCTCACATGGATTCTCGACACTTGTCTGGCCTCCAAGGAAGAGCGCAAGGCGTTGTACGACCGCCGCCGGCAGTTCTTCTTGTACGGCACCAGCGGCGACAGCGATATCATCTACAATCGGATCGAGAGCCATCTTGATCTGGTAGGCTCGTTTCTCTACTCGCCTGATCACGCCGAGTTCTCGCTGTCGGCGCCGGCTAATGCCAGTGATGCTGAGGTGAAGCAATTCATGGCGGCGCAGGACACCTTCAACGGCGATTTTCGTGATGCCGGTTTGTTCGACTTCTTTGGCAATGCGCTCGGCTGGTCGCTGGTGATGGACACCATCATCGGCAAGATGGGCTGGTCGGATGTGAAAGAGGAAGAAACTTTCACCATGATCATGCCTTGGCAGTTCGGGGTGTTTGCCGAGGAAGTGACCGACCTGGAAAGCCAGCCGGCGTTCGTCCATACCTACTATATCGATTACGACAATGCCTGCCAGCGGCTGGTCCGGGCCGGGCTGTCGAGCAAGATCGATCAGCTCAATGTGGTCAACACTCCATTCGAGTCGCCATTCCCGGAAATGGTGACGAGGATGATTATCGCCTCGACATCTGGGGAGAATTTAAGTGGCAATGTTACCGGTTCAGTTAATCCCTCCTACGTTGCCCGACCATCCTATGTGGCCAAAATCAATAGACCTCTGGTCGCTTTCCATGAGCTCACCGTTTGGGACGACGAGCAAGAGGATTACCGTGTATTCTTCATGGTCGACCCTGGCATCGTCCTCTCCGACAGTATGCGAACCATCGAAGTCCTGAAAAAGGCTGGCGCCCGTAAGGGGGCCACTAAGGAGCAGGAGAAGTTCTACAATACGAGTTGCAATCCGTTCTTTCCCAAAGATCACCCCTACGTCCAGATCTGCCCCTATGGCATTTATGAATACTTCTGGGGGAAGGCGCACATCGAGTCTTTGATTCCGCTGCAGCAGTGGTCCAACGAACGGCTCGACCAGATTCACGACATCCTCGAGAAACAAGCCTATCCGCCCCGTGTTGGCTCGGGTTTCATGGGCATGACCGAGGAAAAGATGGACGCCTTTGGCGGAGCCGACACATGGGTCATGGACCAGTTGCCGCAGGCGGCGATCAAGGAGCTAACCCCTCAAATGCCGCCGGACATCTTTGCCGACTACAACTCCATCGGCGCGCTGTTCGTCGAAGCCAGCGGATTGACCGAGACGTTGCAGGGCAAGGGCACCAAGGATGTGCGCTCGACCGGTCACGCCAAGCAGATGCTGACCGCGGGCTCGGGCCGCATCAAGAAAACTGCCACCAAGTTGGAGGCGCCGCTGGTGCGTATGGGAGATCTGGCGCTCAAGTTGAACATGCGCAATAACGACGAGTCGATCCGGCCGGACCCGAAAGACGATGGTAAGCCCGGCGATCCGTTCCTGTATGCCAACTTGTCATCCGATTATTCGCTGTCTGTTGCCGGCCATTCGCACTCGCCGCTGTTCTCCGACGACAGTCGCGAAATGGCCACGCTACTCAAGAAGGCCAATGCCATCGATGAGGAAGCGTTCCTGCGCATGATGAACCCGCCGAACAAGAACAACCTGATTCATTCGCTGCGCGCACGACAGAAGAAAATGGCCCAAGTTGCGGCGCAGCGGGCCCAGCAAGGCTTGCCGCCGCCCGGTGAGAAGCCAGCGAAGAAGAATGGTGCTGCTGCTCACGGTTGACACCGCTCGCAAACGCGCTCACACTTTCAAATGCGGAAGGGCGGGGTGCAACAATGATGTTGTACTGACGCCCGTCTCTAACAGGAAGGACCCACTATGGCCCGACGCAAGCACAAGAGAGGCCGACGCGGTAAGCGCCGGTAACTTTCGCACCTACACACCTACGGACTGGAATCCTTTGACCCCGCCGCGGTCGTACTCGGCGGGGTCATTGCTATTCGGCTACAGCCGAATGCTCACTTGACCCTCATCGGCATTTAGTCCTATGAATATCGTCCTATGCCGATGGGAATGGATCAACCGCCGCCAGTAGGTGGCCCCGCCGCACCGCCCGGTGCAGGTCCGGGCGCTGCTCCATCTCCTGTTTTGCCAAAATCTCCAGTAGGCGGCCCCGGTGGTCCGGGTGCGTCACCGATGATGTCGCCGGGCGGCGGCGCCGGCAATCAGGCTGCTGCGGTGCAGCGGGTCAAAGGCATTCTTCCCATGCTGCTTGAAACCGCGCTGGCTTGGCCGGTTGGCAGCAAAGAACAGCGATCTCTTGTCGATGCCTTTCGCTCATTGTCATCGGCTTTTGGCAAAGGCGATCAGTCCAATGTCCCTGCCGGTATCGCCGCCATGGCGATGAACGCGCAAAAGGGTGGAGGTATGACAGCTGCTCCCCCACCCGGCATCAAACCCACCAACACCCCGCCGCCCGGAATGGATATTCCCAGCGGTGCAATGGAGGAAGCTGCATGACCGACTACCTTCGCCCCAAGGCATCCGCTCCTTCCCGTATGAGAAAAATGGAAAACGGGATTTTCAGGAATCCGCCGACCTATTCCGAACTCGGCGGTTTCAGGTCTGAACGCAATCTCACTGAGCCGACCGGTAAGCGCAACAAGATCTCAGGAATGGGCCTTGAGCGTGGCGGGCCGAGTGCGCAGAAGGGTAAGCCCATCTAAATGGCTGACGAACTCAAGCCAATCGATCCGAACATTGCGCAGGATCTGGCGCGTCTTGCGCTCGATCTGTCGCACGACAAGAAAACCCGCAAGGCGTTTGCCAAGATTGTGCGCGAGGCCAAGCCCGATTCGCCGCACGCGGCGGCGTTTGCGGATGTCGAGGTTGAGGACAAGTTCGAGGCGTTCAAGTCCGAGATCGAGCAGGAGCGCATCAAGGCCCAGCAGGACGCTATTGTCGAAAAGCTCAATCGCGACCGGCAACGGTTGCTGGCCGGCACTGACGATGGTCCGAAATACGACGAGGATACCGTCAAGAAGATCGAGGATCTGATGCAGAAGAAGGGCATCAGCGACTACGAGGATGGTCGCATTCTGTATGCTGCCCTTAATCCGCCGCCGAGTAATACCAAGCCGAGCAATGAAACCCCGCCGGGTGCGACGTGGGAACTGCCGGCGTTTGCCGAGTATTCAAAGGACCCGAACAAGGCCGCGCGCAATAATGCGTATGCGGTCATAGACGAGTTTCGCAGAAGGCGGGCATAAACCCCGCTAAGTTGTTGAAAGGATTGAACAAATGCCGGTCTTCGGCCAGGGCATAATCCCCGCAAGTGGCGCTATCGCTAGTGAGCTATCTGCGGTTGTACGCCGCGCCTTCATGAACAAGGTGTATGTGCAAATCTGGAAATCGGCGCCGCTGATTTCGGCCCTCCTAGCCTCGGCCCAGGTCGCCACTGGCGGTCTATCGCCGATCACGGCGCCGGTACAGGGCACACCGATGGTGTCCGGGCAGTGGGTGGACTACTCGGGCAGCTTCGAGCAGCCCGGTGTGCAGCCCGGCATTCAGGATGCCGAGTTTGATTTGAAGGCGTTCGTCTCGACCATCCCGTTCCTGGGCATGGAAGGCTTGGTGCAGTTGGACTACTCCGTAGTTCCCCTGATCGAAGCCCGAATGAACGATTCGACCAACGTCACCATCGATACCTTTGCCACTTCGCTCTACAATAACGTGGCCAACACACAACAGTTGATCGGGTTGCCGGCCGCTATCGATGACGGCACGTTCTCGGCGACCTACGGCGGCATCAACCGCACCACCAACACCTTCTGGAAATCGACCTACGTTCACGGCAACGGCAACGTCACGCCGACCCGCAATCTGATGCTCCAATACATTTCGCAGGTGTCCAAGACGACCGGCGAAATGCCGTCCATCGGCATCATGGGTTTTGGCACTTGGACGTTGCTGGCTCAGGATTTCACTTCTGCGGAACGCTACAACATCACTCCAGGCTCGGCTTTCGGGGCAGACGAGAAGGCATCCAGCCTGTTCCGCGCCCTGGATGTGGCCGGGGTGCCGTTCTATGCCGATCCGTACTGCCCGGAGGGCGTGCTCTACCTCATCAACACCAATTACCTGTCGCTGTATCTGCATGAGCGGGCCGCGTTTTCCTTCACCGGGTTCGAATCAACCCTCCCGAACAACCAGCTCGGTTATATCGGCGCCATCCTTTCGCTGCTCGAACTTGTGAATGTAAAATGTAAGTCCCACGGCAAGTTTGACGGGCTCGCGTTCTTGAACATCTGAGGCAACAAACATGGCTCGCATAGGCGGCGCATTTCCCCTTCCTCTTGGACAGGTTTCCGAGAGCACCAACAAGGTTTGCCTTGGTTCGGGCGGGGTCTGGTACTTCCCGGCCGGTCAATATGTGGTTCTCACCGACGCCAGTTGTCAGATCGAGCGTTGGGACCCGATTGAACAGACCTGGGCATCCTTCATCGCGGCATCGACCGGCGGTTTTATCAACTGCGACGGGTTCAATTTCCGCGTCCACAATATTACCGGTGTGGTGAGCGGCAATACGCTCACCGCCGGTTCGGGCATGACCAACGGTATTGGTTCCGTTGCGACCGGTGTATCGGTTGCCTATGCGGTGTCCAACACAACGGGTTATCCAACGGCTACCGGCTACGTCATTATCGGCGGCAGCGTTGCCGCGCCGACCGTGACCCAGGCCGGCTCGGGCTTCCTCGTTCCGCCTGCCATAGTGATCGACCCGCCACCGCCTGGAGGTATTCAGGCTACAGCTATTGCGGTGATGACTGCGGCCGGTTCGTCAGGTATCGCCTCCATCACCATGGTCAATGCCGGTGCGGGTTATGCCAGCACCCCGAATTTCTGGATCGTGCCGCAGCCAAATCTCTACCAGGGCGGGCCGTCCGGTGGTGTTGCCGCTGGTGCCGTTCCGGCTCCGGGCCTTGTCTATCCGAGCAATGCTTTGCCGGGCAATCAGAACACGTCTGCCACCGGTGCGCAGTTGACACCCATTGCCTTGACCGGCTCGGGTACGTTGCTGGGCATTCACTTCACTAATTCAGGCGGCGGTTATACTGGCGCGCCAGCCGTGACGTTTACCGGCGGGGCGGGCGGTGTGGCCTCGACGGCTTTGGTGGCCGTTACTTCGCTCGCCAATTCGACCTGTCTTATCCAGCCGCGGGTTCAGTAATGAATCCGTCCGATCTTGCACAGCAGCGTGTGAGGTACGTCAAGGTCACGAATGGCCTGGATGTGCCGTTCACCGACCGTTGCGATGGCGTGCCGTTTACGCTGATGCCCGGCAAGTCCGACAATCTGCCGTTGGACATGGCCGCGCATATTCTTGGCTACCATCCCGATGTGGAGCCAGAAACCATGTTCCGGTACATTTGCCGCCGGCAGGGCTGGAATACGCCCGCTCATGTGCAGCAGAACCCGGACAGCCAAAAGACCATCGCGCGAGAGTATTTCGACAAACTCAAGATCGAGCCGGTCGAGTACAAACTGGTGCCGGCCGATAAGCCCGATCCGAGAACACCGGTCCCGGCCGAGCAGGATGTGCCGACCGAAGGTCTTATGCGGGATGTGCCCCGGGCAAATCGTCGCACCCCTGTGGCACAGGAATCGGAGGGCGGGTCCGCCCCGACTCGATGATGAATGCAACTCTCCGATTACATCACGCAGCTCCAATTTCTGCTGCATGACCAGACCAATGCGGATTTCAGTCAAGCCGAGCTGATCAACGCGATCAACAACGCGCGTGAAGTCACCGCGCTTGATTTTCAGTGCTGCCGTACCGGCTACCTGACACCACCGAGTGCTGTATCCAATCCCGGTTTTTATAATCCGGTTAGCATCGTTGCCCAGCAGGAAGTCTATTCCCTGACCGGTGCGCCGGGCAGTGTGCTTAACGGGCAAATTGTTGGTGCCTCCGTCACGGCTGGGGGTGCCAATTATACTGCCGCAACGACAGTAACTTTCCCAGCGCCTCCGTCAGGCGGCACGCAGGCACTTGCCGTTCCGGTTATCGCCGGCGGTGTCATTACATCCATCAACGTCACCCAGTGGGGTATCGGCTACACGCCGGTTATTCCTCTGATTTCCGGCGGTAGCCTGCCGGCAATCACCATTACCGATTCAGGCGGCGGCAGTGGTGCTACGGCCAGAACCGTGATGTTCAATAATGTGTTCAATGTCATTTCGATTTCTAATATTTGGGGCAACCAACGTTACATGCTGCGCTTTCGCGCCTTTACTTTGTTCCAGGCCTACATGCGTTCGCAGCTTTCGTTCTATCAGCGGCCGACGATCTGGACGATTCACCCGTCCAATAGCACTGTCATTATCCAGCCGCCGCCGGATCAGGCATACCAGACCGAGTGGGACGTGTTGCAGACGCCGATCCCGTTGGTGAATCTGACCGATTACGAGGTTCAGATCCTGCCCCCGTTCACCGACGCGGTGAAATATTATGCGGCGCATTATTGCCTGAACAAATTGCAGAATTTCAACCAAGCTGAATACTACCTGAAACTCTACTCGGCGCGCGTTCCCAAGATCATTTATGGCCAGGGACCGGTGCGTATCCCCAACCCCTATAATAAAACTTTCCAACGCCGCGTATCGAGGTAGCTATGCCCGGCAACCAACTGCCGATGCCCGGCGGCGAGCAGCGGGACCAGACCAAGTTCATTGTTTTCGAAAACTTTGAAAAAATGAATACGCAGTCCATCCGGCAATCGCTGTCGGAGAAGGAACTGGCGTGGCTGGAAAACTTGCAGCCTATTGCGTCTAATAATCTGACCACGGTTCCGGCACCGGCTGCAACTGCAATAGCGAATATCGGTGAAACTATTTCCGTGATGTACTACGCAGCATTGCTGGGTGTAGATTATTTTGTCGTATTCACTACTGCCGGCGCGGGCTATCTCATAAATATCGCGACCGGCGGTATAAATCAATTTGGCACGGATGGTACTTACAGTCCGCAGCCGGATGTAACCACATGGCAGGCGTCGCGGTTGCTGATTGCTGATCCAATTGCTGGTTATAGTACATATGACGGCACGATATTGGTTGGTCAGGGTGGAGTATCACCAAATATCACTGTGACTAATGGCGGCACCGGCTATGGCGTTGCGCCGACAGTCACGATCAGTGGCGGCTCCGGTAGTGGCGCAACTGCTCATGCGGTGGTGCAGAACGGATCGGTGATCCAGGTCATATTGGATAATCCAGGTCATGGCTACCAGGTTGGTGATGTTCTGACTGTTACGTTTGGTACGGGCACCGGCTCGGGTGCTACTGCTCATGTGACAATGACCGGCTTTCCGGCAACTTCAATACTAATTCAGTCTCGTGGGGATTTTACTTCGCCGTCAGGAGTTGGTGCCCATCAACTGAGTTTTTCCGGCGGTGGCGGCACAGGCGCGCGTGGATTTTGCATCGTTGCTTCGGAGGGGGGTACGGGCAGAACTGTTACCAGCGTCGTTTTGACATCTCCCGGATCGGGGTACACGTCGCCACCCACTGCAACACTCTCTACAAGCGGTGGCCCCGGTCCCGTGTTTGTAGTTACACTTGGTACCCAAAGTGTCGCAACGATTGTCTTGGACACTGCGGGCAGCGGTTATACTGGTCCTCCCTCTGCTACTATTGTTTCTAGCGATGGCATTGGTTCGGGTGCGGCTGCCGTAACAACCGAGTCTGGTGGTGCTGTTACCAGCATTTCTCTGGTGGCGTCCGCAGTGGCTGCCATGGCCATCGCTTATCAGGGTGTTTCATCCACTCCTGGCTCGTTTGCGCTCAGTTTTTCTGGGGGTGGCGGCACTGGTGCGACCGGCACTGCCACTATCGGAAATTATACCGACGATACTGACTCAACATCTGTTGGTGTTACTTCTGTTGCTCTGACTAGTGGTGGTAGCGGGTATACTACCGCGCCTACAGTGGCGGTGGTTGGCGCTACATTTTCGGCAGGTCCGACAATACTGGCAACTATCGCTTCGCAAGGTGCTGGTTATGATGTAGCCGGTGGGACACCAGCGGTTTTTATCGGTTCCGGTGGCGGTGCAACCGCAACGGCTCACGTTTGGCCGTTTATCAATTCGACCATTACGGGCGATGCTTTTACTACGCTGGCTGTGTTCCAAGGTCGGGTATGGCTCGGCGGCGGCAATCTGCTGACTTGGAGCGGGACGGGTGCGAGCTACGGCGGTGTTGCCTACGATGACTTCCTGGCGGCCGACGCCTCTGGTTCTCTCATTATTTCAGATGCCGACTTGATTCATGCCATTACCGCGCTGCGCGCCTACAACAATTATCTGTTCATAATGGGCGACCAGAGTGTGAAACAGATTGGTAATATTACACTGGGCGGTCTCAGTTTGGACCAGACATTGTTTACGATCCTCACGCTGTCGTCCGATCAGGGCACCATCTATAAGAAATCCTGCATTTCCTATAATCGCGTATTCATGTTTGCCAACTCTAATGGCATTTATGGTGTGTTTGGATCGAGTGTGCAAAAATTGTCGGGTGATATGGACGGTATCTGGAATCTGGTGGATTTTACTCAGCAACCGCAGGGAGCATTGGCTGATATCAATGGTATCCATAACGCGGTGTTTCTGATCCGCTACAAAGATCCGTTGTCGACCACTCGCTCGATTATGTTGATGTTTGACGGTAAGCGTTGGTGGGTACTGCAACAGGGTAATTCTCTGACTGCTGTTGCTACATCGGCATCGCTACCGACCGGCCAACTCTCGCTTTATGGCAGTTCCGGGCCGGATGTTACCCACTTACTGGCTGTCCCAACTTTGCAAGTATCGTTCAAGATACAAACATCGCTGAGCCATCATGGTAATGCGGTGCAGCGCAAGCGGCTCATTGCTGCTGGGATTTCTTATAATCTGTCCGCGTTTACGGTTGCTGGTGCAACCATAGCGGCGGGCGGGTCTGGCGGCACGCCTGACGGGTTTGTGGTGCTGACGGTAGTGGGTGGTACTGGAACGGCGGCAACTCTGTCGGGAACGATTACCGGCGGTGTACTGACCGGCGCTCTGGGTGCGTTGTCTGGGGGTGTCTATTCGATATTACCGACCAATCCGGCGGCAGTTACGGGGGGCGGATTGGTTGGTGCCACGGTGAATTTGATACAGGGGGCCAGCAGTTTGACTGAGACTGTGGAAGCGACAAACGACGCGATAAACATTACCGTGCCGCTCAGTATTGGCTTTCATTCGCCGGGCGGTGTTGCCAATGTTGGCGGTGCCGGGAAATATCTAGGTATGACTCTCACGGGAACATTGTCCGGATTTACAATTGTCAATTTGGAAATGGAATATCAGGAATCGGAGCTGTGGAGATAACATGCCGCAGTTCAGCCCGGATCAAGTGACATTTGATGACGGTCCCGGCCTCGGCATGTGGGATGACAACCACGGACGAGAGCACATGCAATTCGCGCAAGTGCTTGCCGGTCAGACTCCCGCCGTGCTGATCCCGTCATACGACTTCTTGCAATTTCTCACTGCGGGCAGTGCGCGACGGTCTATTCAGGAATCCCACCAGAAGTCTCACGACCAGCTTGGTCAGATCCTGGGTATCACAGCTACGGACTTCAGTGCATACGACTTGAGCAAGCCCGATGACTTTTACAATTTCCTCGGGTATCATGCGACAACCCACGCGCAAATACGGCAGGCACTAGGGATTACCTGATGTTTGGAAACTTTCTTCAGAACTTTGGCCTCGATTTTCCGTTGCAATCTGCGGACGCTCAGGGTGGTTTGTTTGGCCCTAATGCGCCGACGCCCGATGCAACACTTGGTGGTCCGGCAGCTCCTGGTGGTGCTGGTATGGGATTGGATGTCAGTCCGCCCGCGTCATCTGCCGTCAAGGCGCCGCCCGGAATAACCGGTGGCGCGGGCGCTATGACACCCCCGCCCGGTGGCAACCAACCACAACCGACCAGTCCGGCATCGTTCGGTGCGCCGGGGCAGGCACCACCGAGTCCATTGGCAAGTCCGCTCGCTCCCGGCGCGGGTAGCGGTTTGAATCAGCCTGTCGTTGATCCGGCTCCGGCAGCCGGGATTGGTAGTCAGTTTAGCGGCGGACAGCAGGGTAGGTTCTGATGGCGGACGATTCTGGCATTTCCGGTCAATCGCTTGGCAGTCTGAGCAGCGGCCAAATTGGCGGTGCGGCCATGCTCGGTGTGGGTGCGCTGGGTCTTGGTGCGATATTGGGCGAGGGTGAAAGCCCGTTGCCGGGCGAGTTTAATCAACTGACCTCCACCGTGCCGACGCTGCAAAACCAGGGCTCGCAATTGTTTGCTCAGGGGCAGCAGTTTGCCGGTCAGGGCGCGCAGGCTTTAGGGATGGCGCAACAGGGTATCTTGACCCCGGAGCAGCAGGCACAGTTGTCGCTCTATAGTGGCGGGTTGAAAAACCAGACGGCACAGACTTTTGCCAGCATGGGGCGTAATGCCAATCAGGACACTACTGCCATCAGCGCGCAGGCGGACAATGATGCCAAGGTGAACGCCATGGCACAGCAGCAGATACAAACCACTATCGCGCTCGGCTTGGGTGAGACGCAGGCCGGCGCCAGCTTTAGCGGGCAGGCTATCGGGTTCGAGAACGCGGCCAATCAGGCGCTAGTTGCTGCGGGCAATGCTCAACTGCAACAGGACAAGGACTATAGCAATGCGTTGACCGGTGCGTTCGCTGCAATTGGCCAGCTTGCCGGGCCGGCCCTAAAGATGATGCTGTGATATGAAAATCCGTGTGGGTTGCGACGAAAGATTTCCAGACTTTTATATTTCTACGTCCTCTACAGACCGGGAAATAGAGGTCACTGAGGATGAATACAAATTTATCGTTAGTGCAATAGAGATGTACGAAAAAGCGCAAACCATTCTTGGTCACGTTATTGTAAAGAAAGTTGCATGACCGATGGCCGAACAATCCACATATTACGACCCGCCAGCCGCAGACAAGGCTGACTCTCTGGCTGCGCCCAACGCCAATACGCGCGTTGCTGGTGGTTTTGATGCTGTTGCTACGAGTCCGCTTAAGCCGCAGTCGGCACTTGCCCAGCCGGACCAAGCCGACATTGGCCGCATGGAGTCGGGTATAGCGACTGCCCAGAAGCCTTATCTGGACAAGTTGAAATCAGTGCTGGACAGCCCGCAGGCCGCGCATGCGCAACTGGAGAAGATCAAGAAGGAACCCAACCCGGAAGATTATCACAAATACTCCATGGAGTTCGCCAGTGCGGCGGCAGTGCTGGGTGCCATAGCCGGTAAGTTCACGCGGGCGGGCGGTACGGCAGCTCTGAATGCCTTTACCGGGGCGATGAAAGGCTGGCAGTCGGGTAACTTGCAGGCCTACGAGGAAGCCTCGAAGCAATGGGAGCAGGAAAGCAAAAGAACAATCCAGAACAACAACGTCGAACTGGAAAAATATCACGAAATCCTCAACGACAAGAAGGCCAACATCGAGCAGATGATGGCGGGGCTCAGTATTGCCTCAACCGAATATCAGAACAAAGTGGTGTTTGATCTTGCCAAGTCCGGCAATTTCAATGGTGTGGCGCAAGCTGTTGATAAGATGGGTATGGCCAATCAGCGGCTACAGGGTGCCGTCGGGCAGCTCACTGGGTTGCGCGAAGATCAGATAGAGGATGCCAAATCGAAAGTTGATTATTTTATAAAGAACCCCGATCAGTTGGGGCAATTGCCGATGAAGGATTATTTGGCGGTTCGTTCTATTGCGGATCGTCATCCCGAGTGGGGACAACTGCCAGATCGGCCGGCGGCTGGTACTAATATTCAAAGCGCGGTTGACGCAGTTGGGCAATACAAGGCCAATCCGGCAACCGCTCTTAGCAGGATGCCCCCTGGTGATAGGGAGGCGTTTTGGAAGCAGCTGGACGCTCAGTATCCCGATTGGAGTCAGCAGAATTACAATGCACAGAGTGCCGGTGCCACTACTGAATCTCGCATAGCCAAGGCGCGAATAGCTAAAGTTGACTATGCAGTCAATCTTCTTGACGAGAATATAGATGCTGCCGCCGATGCTGCTAGGGCGTTTCCAATGGGTAAGTTTGTCCCATTTGATGCTGCAAAGTTGTGGGCGGCTCACCAAGGGTCGGATGTTAGATTGAGTCAGTGGGATGTTGTTAATCTGCAAATATTGGAAAATTACGCAACGCTGCTTAATCCCAACGCTCAAACAATTCGCAAGGACATGTTTGACAAGGCAGCCGGGCCGCTCAGTCAGGCCAAGAGCACTGAGGCTTATTTAGCAACATTGGATGCAATTCGTGCGGCTGGTCAGCGCGAGAAAGAAGCCGGAAGGCAGACAATAGTTGAGCAACGAGGCGGGGCACCTAAAGTTCGCACTCCGGTTTCGGGTGGTAGCGGCGCCGGGGACATTCCACCACCTCCACCTGGATTTAACTGATGCCGTTAGTCAGTAATGATAAGGGCGATGTTCTTTATCTGACCGACGATAAGCAATGGAAGCCGGCTCAGACAAGAAAGAACGATCAAGGGCAAATTGCTGCCTTTGATGGCAAGCAGTGGAACATTCAAGACGGCAAACAATGGAATCCCGCTCCACCCAAGTTGCGCTCTTGGTCCCAAGTTCCTGGTGAGGCAATCAGTAATATCCCGAGCAGTGCCGGGCAATTGGCGTCCGATATTGCACAGCCTTTTATTCATCCAGTCGATACCTATGAAAACGTCAAGAACATCGGCAAAGGGGCGCTGCAAAAACTTGGTATTGTAAGTGGCTCTGATGCCGAGCCTTATGCTGATGCGGTCGGCAAATTTCTGATGGATCGTTACGGTAGTGCTGAGGCCATCAAGAATACATTGGCAACCGATCCTGTTGGTGTTGCTGCTGACCTATCCATGATTTTGTCCGGTGGCGAAACCGCAGCGGCACGGTTGCCTGCTGCTGTTGGCAAGGCTGGTGAGGTTGCCGGTACGGTAGGTCGCGCTATTGATCCGTTGAGTGCCGCGGGCAAGGCTGTTGAATATACTGGGCGAGGGGCAGCCAAGTTGTCCGGCGATCTTGGTAGTCATGTTGGTTCAACGGCACTGCGTAGTGGTGCCGCCGCCGGATACGAGGGAGGTCAGGCAGCTAAGACATTTCAGGAGAACATGCGCGGTAATGTGCCGGTTGAAAATGTCGTGGCTGATGCGCGTAGTGCTGTTGGCAACATGCGTAAAGAGCGTGGCCAAGAGTATGTTGCCGCGATGAAAAAAATCGGTTCGGATAAAACCGTGCTCAACTTCGATAAGGTTGACAAGGCACTGGCTGATATTTCCCAGGTCAAGACTTATAAGGGACAGGTAATAGAAGCCGAGACACAGGGCATTCGCGGGCAGATAGGGCAGGCTGTTCAAGAATGGAAACAATTGGACCCGGTTGAATATCATACGGCGGAAGGACTGGACGCTCTCAAACAAAAGATAGGTTCAATTCGGGATGCCACCGAATATGGTACTCCCGCTCGCCGAGTTGCCGATCAGGCTTACCACGCCATTCGTCAAACCATCGTGGATCAGGCGCCGGAGTACGGGCGTATTATGAAGGGTTACGAGGAAGCGTCCACGCAGATCAAGGAAATCGAGCGCACGTTATCTCTTAATCCAAATGCCAGCATTGATACAGCACTGCGAAAGCTGCAATCCGTACTGCGTAATAATGTCAACACGAACTACGGGCAGCGTGCCAAGTTGGCTGAGTATCTTGTCAATTCTGGCGCTCCGCATTTGATGGAGGCGTTGGCCGGCCAAGCACTTAGTTCTTGGATACCGCGCGGATTGGCAAAATTGGCTGCAACACAGTTAGCAACGGCTGGCGCCGGGCTTGCAGCAGGAGGTGTTACCGGGGCTGGTCTGACGGTGATCCCGACTTTGGCTGCCATGTCACCACGTTTTACGGGTGAGGCTGCTTATTATGCTGGGAAAGCGTCTAAGAATGTTCCGGCTAGGGCTTTGGCGCGTGGTGCATATCAGGAAGGTCGTGAAAACCCACTAGACAACGATAGTCCGCTTGCTCAATCGGGAGGTTATCAATGAGCATTCAAATTAAAAATCATGAAGGAAATCCATGGCCCGGCAAATGGGTATTATTTGGGGGCAGACTGGTTCATGTCCGGCTGAATTGGGCTGGTACGTTATGGATGTTGATGGCGTTATGAGCCTTGCCCAGCCAAACCAATAGGAATATTGTCCGTGGCAGCAAAGGCTAAACCGTCCGATGAATCGGAAAAGTTCTTGGGCATTCTTGAGGGTGGCGTGAAAGCTGTTTTGAAGGACGCGACTGCGACGGCCGGCGAGCGGGTAGCTGCTATTACGGCTGGCGCCAAGCTCTTGGCAATACGGCACAAAATCAGCGACGGCGACCAAAAGGGATTTTTTGATTCATGACCGAAGCACCTGTCCGCCAATTGTTTGCCGACAAGCAGCCCGGCCCGACCGAATCCGACATCAATTCTAATTTCATCGAAACCGCGCGCACGGTGGCCAAGATCTGTGCCACTCGCTCACTGCTGATGATCGCCGTTCTGACCGGGGCAGTCATCTGGGGCTACACGATCTTCGATCCTACCCAGCCGCGGCTCTACGCTGCCGTGGCGTTCTCCATCGTTTTCGTTGGGCCCTTGGCGGCCCTTTATCATCGAAAGGGCTGACAATGACGCAATACCTGAAATTCGGTTTTGGCATCATCGCGGGTGTACTGCTTGCTGCAGGAATGGCGGCGGGCATCTTTAGTGCCACCGCGCAGACCACCCAGCTCGGTCCCGTTGCGACTGTGACATCGGTCACTAGTGCGACGGCTGTCCAGATCATCGGTCAAAACCCTGGCCGCAAGGACATCCGAATTTGTAATGTAGGGACTGGCGTGCAGTGGATTTGGCCCGGCCCGTTGTCGCCCGCGCTGAGTGCTTATGAACTCCCGGCACTGTCCTCGGGCACAACTGTCTGCTTCACCCCGCCGGATGGTTCGACTGGGGCAGGCAATACCGGACAGGGCAACTCATGGAATGCACAGGCGGTTTCCACTACTGGCCCGATTTCAGTTTTTGAATGGTAGTAGGGTGACTAATGTTCGTCTTGGGGTTTTTGGTTCCGGCGGCCTATTGGCCTTGGCTATGGTCGCCGGCCATGTCCCCGAAGTGGATAGCCCTTTCCTGCCTCGCACCGGCCCTGCTGCTGTACCAGGACGGGCCATTCCGATTAACGAGAGCGCACTTGTTCGGCGCCGCCCTTATCCTATGGGCCACTCTGTCAGTGGCTTGGTCGCCAGTACCGTTGTATAGCCTCAATGGGCTCTGGCAGGCGGTGGCCCTCCCCGCGGTCTGCTTTTGCCTGGGGTCGCAGGCATCCACCTTGCGGCCTCTCTTTATTGGCGCCGGGCTTGGTATGGTAGCCTCGTCCACTGTGGCAATTGGGCAACTAGCCGGCTGGATCGACTGGCCAACCATCAATATCCCGTCAGGACTGTTTCTGAATAAGAACTTCATGGCCGAAGCCGCGGCTTTGGTGCTGATCTGGCTGATTGCCGAGCGGGTGTGGTGGCTGGCGGTGCCGGTCATGCCCGCCATTGCTCTTGCCGATGCCAAGGGCGCGTTGCTGGCCCTGGCGGTAGGGTTGGTGCCGCTATTCTGGAAAACCCGCTCCTGGGTCATTGGTGGGCTTCTAGTGGCTGTTATGGCACTGTTCGATCATGCCTATGTGATGAACGGAACGGCAACCATGACCGAGCGGCTGGATATATGGACCGGTGCCTCGCATGGCATCGGGATGTTCGGTAGTGGGATAGGATCGTATGGTTTCGTATCCAACCAAGTGTTGCCGGACGGCCACGCCATGCACGCCCATAACGATTACCTCGAATTGGTGTATGAGTTGGGGATGATCGGGGCGCTGCTAGGTGCCCTGTTCGTGTGGGAACTGCGGGGGCTGCTCACTACGGCCCGTCTCGTTTTGATCGTATTCGCTGTGGAGGCCTGCTTTGCGTTTCCGGCCCATCTTCCCGTCACTGTTGCCCTTGCGGCGCTGGTTGCCGGCCATGCTGTTCGGGATCGGGTTATGGTACGGCGCGTCGCTACTCACCGCCGAAATTTTGGCAATCCAGGGATCGCGGGAGTTCCACTATGACAAGGCCATGGCCAAGCTCACCGCGGCTATCCGCTTCATGCCGCTGGATTATCGGTTTCAACAATACGCTTTTGTGCGCTCGATAGGAGGCCAGGATGGCACGCTACAATCTAAATGACCGGCCAGTACCGAGCGGCTCGATGGAGCCACGGCTGAATGCGCCGAGAACCCACAAGGAACTCAATGCCAAGCTCGGCGGTATTCCGAGCCGGATCGTTCGGGAAACCAGTCAGTCCGGTTGTTTGCCTGAGCCCAACGCCTCAGGCCGCCGCCGGGTCATTGGGCTGCCCTCCCGCTTTGACAAGAGTTAATCCATGAAACGGATCTGGACGGCAGTGTTTATCTTGCTCGGCATGGGCTTGCCGGTATTGGCCCAGCATGTCGGCCCGATCTTCCCGGCTTCGGTGCTGTCGATCACAACAGGGGGTACATGGCAGGTGTTGTTTGCCGCCAATCCCAACCGGACCACGTTGTGGATACAGAACTATTGTACTGCAACGAGTCAGAATATCACCACGGCCGAATCCCTGTTCGTTTACTTCCTACCGCCCAATACTACGGCGCCGACAACGGCATCCGGCCCTAGCCTTGGGGCGTTTGAACTCGCCGCCTGCGGCTCTCAGGTCTTTGCCGACCAGTACATGACCAAGCAGCCGGTTTATGTGGTGGGTGCCACGACTGCACATCAGTTTGTCGGGTGGCAATCGCAATGAGGTTATGGATCATAATTCTCATTCTGGTTGCTGTGACGGGAACTGCCGTGGCCCAGAACATGATCAATGGGCTCGATAACCCAACGGGTAAGATTCTGGCTGGCGGGGGCGGTGGTGGCGGTGGTGGGAGCTGTACCGGAACGATTGATCTATCACTAGGCTGTCCGCAGCCGATGTTAGGACTATAGCATGAGCATCGTTCGAGATATCGGCCGCGGCCTGTACAATCTCTTTATCGGCATCGCCATCGTAGCCTTTCTTGGTGGCACACTGGCCATAGCCAACTATGCGGTGACGCTAGGAACGGGAACCAACTTCGGATCGATTGTTGTTGGTGGCGTTCATTATGCCCAGCAACTGCTCTGCGATCCCACTACCCCGAGTCAATGCCAAGCAGTTTCGGCCGGTGGCGCCGCTAGGGTTGACGGCTCGGCGGTGACGCAGCCGATCAGCGGCACGGTGACGGCCAATGCCGGAACCAACCTGAATACATCGGCGCTATCGACATCCGCCAATCAGTCCACCGAGATTGCATCGCTCGCAACAATTGTCACCAATACCGGAGCATCAGTTCCGGCCGGTACTAACGTCATCGGCGGGGTTACGATACCGGGAGGCATCTACAACACCATCGCTGTGTCGCAGACGGCCCAGGTGCTCACAGGCGGCAGTGGAGGTGCTACGGGCGATTATCTTTCGCACTGCGTCATCTATCCGACATCGACGACCATTGGCGTTGTCACGGTGTTCGACAATACATCGAGTGCTGCGAATAATGCCATAGCATTTGCCGGCGGCACACTGTCGAATATATCTCCGATCCTGATTCCGGTTGGCGCATTCAGTGTTAACGGCGCTTGGAAAGTAACGACCGGGGCCGCTGCGGTAACGACTTGCTACGGGAAGTTCCACTGATGCGCCGGTTGGCTTTTGCCTTTTCGTGTGTATTCCTGATCTGTTCGGTTGCCCATGCGCAATTCGTTTCGTCGGGGCTATATAATAGCGGTCAGGCAACTAACAGCGGCGGGGGCGGTGGTGGCTCATGCACAACTACGAGCGGCTCGCGCACGACATCGGGTCCCAATACGATCATCACGATGAATGTCAGTGATACGCTCGTCTGCACGAATAGCTTTTCTGCGCAGGTTCTTGTTGTCGGCGGCGGCGGTGGTGGCAATGGTGGCGGTGGTGGCGCGGGCGGCTATTGCACGACTGTGGGCACGCCGACCTGTGGCTTAAGTTCCAGCTTCATCGTCCCGTCAGGATCGACATCCGTTACTGTAGGAGGCGGCGGCGCAGGTACTGCGAACCTAATTGGCAGCAGCACTGTCGGAGCACCCGGTGGCAATTCAGTATTTTCTACTATTACTGCGACCGGTGGCGGTGGAGGCGCTACTACCAACTCGACAGTTGGTACTCCTGGCGGCGGTTCGGGCGGCGGCGCTGGGCCGGATGGCAACGGTCCAGTAACGGGCGGTACTGGAAGTCAGGGCGGAAACGGCGGCAATAATTCCACTCAGGTTTCGCCATTTCCTGGCGCCGGAGGCGGCGGTGCTGGTGCTAACGGAGGGAACTCCTCATCTGGCACTGGAGGCAATGGTGGCAACGGGGTTAGCAATTCCATTACTGGTTCTGCGGTTGTTTATGCCGGTGGTGGTGGTGCGTCGTGTTTTTCAAGCACTGGATGTACTGCGGGGTCTGGTGGGACAGGTGGAGGAGGAGCCGGTGACGCGAGTACCTTGGCTAACGGAGGAAATGGAACGGCAAATCTGGGTGGTGGCGGTGGTGGTGTCCTCCCTGGCGCTTTTGTAGGCGGTACTGGCGGCTCTGGCGTGGTGATAATTTCTTGCACGACGGGGAATTGTTAAGTGTTCACCAAGAGACTTCTCGGCATAATCTTTGCTCTGGCCATTGCAGCCGCATTTGCAAGTCTAGCGATATCATGGACACACGGTAACGCAGGCAGTGGGTGCACGAACAGCTTGAATTTCTCACAAGCATGCAACAGCCAGTATTTTGGGATCATGTAATGAACAAGATCTTTGCACTGCTGTTAGTTCTGTCAGTCCAGCCTGCACTGGCTGGATCAGGCACCATAGGAATGACACCCGGCTCAGGTGCCGCTGCGGCCACGACAACGGACGGCAGCAATAACATTTATTGGCGCAATACGCTGTGGGATTATGCTGCCGGAGCGAACGGTGTTGCCGTTAACAGTAGTCATAGTTTGCAGACTTCTCTCGCCTCGTCCTACTTCGACACCAGTGCAGGCTCGTCTACTGTAAATACCATGCGTGTCACCATGGACCAAAGTCAGCTTGCCGCGCAGCTCACAACGGCGACAACAATGAGTTCCGGTTATCAACTGGTCGGATTTCCGACCGATCAGCCTGTTTCCAATATGGTCCAGGCGCAGAGCAATGGCACTACATCTTCGCGTGTCGTGGCCGCGTCGAGCACTAACGCAACCAGCTTAAAAGCATCTGCGGGAAATGCTTTTAATATCGATCTCTTTAATACCGCAGCCTATACGGTCTTTGTGAAGTTCTACAACAAGGCCTCTGCGCCGACCGTTGGCACCGATACGCCCGTGTGGACTCTGCCGATTGTGCAGGGCACCAGCTACTCCAGAACATTCCCGTTTGGTAAATCATTCTCCACTGGTATTGCCTATGCCATCACGAAATTACAGGCAGATAGTGACACTACCGCGGTTGTGGCGGGAGACGTTACTGGTGCAATTGACTGGAAGTAGGG